GAGGAGACGTTGGGCAATATTGAGGACCAGGAGTATGAAGCTTTGGAGAACTACCGCCGTGCCCGTAATGCTTTCGAGGATGCCAAGAATGAATATCAGAAAACACTCCGTGAATGCAGAACGCAGCGCAATGAGGCAGGAATCCTCAGAGATGAAGCGAAGGTTAAGGAGACCAACCTTTGGACTCTCAACAACAATACCATCCAGAGCGACCGCCATAAAATCTTTGAGAGATACCGAGAAGCGGGGGGGGGTACTCTCGGGAGCAGAAGCAGAACTCCTGCACCCAGGCTGGAACAAAGACAAGAAAGGAGGAGTGAGCGATGAGGAAAAGTAGAAACAATGTGATAGAACTCCACCAGAAGCGTAGGAGAGTCTATGAGGCTCTGGTAGACAGAGCCATCCAGCTGGACATGGAGCATTGCGAACTCTGGAAAAATATCCAGCTCTTGAGAAGTGTAGCTCAGTTAGTCACCAATGATGAGGTTCGCAGAGAACTGGCTGATTCCATCGGCAGACTGAGAGCTAAAGACAGAAGAATATGCAGACAGCAAGAGAAGCTGAATCTGTGGGCAGACAAGATATATGTTGCCCTTCAGCTCATGTACAGCGCTTACGCTAGAGTATATTCAGTAGAAGAAGAATTCCCTTATGACGAATAATTATGGCAGAGAAAGAGGTATATAACAGCGAAGCGTTCGAGCAGAAGCTGCTCAGCGCATACTTCAAGTTCCGTTCTAACCTTCCTCAGAAGGATGACAACGGTCTTGATTACATGAAGAGCTTCAAGACTACGCAGGATATTATCTGCGAACTTGACAGCATGGGTGGAGTTAGCTACAGTGGTGTAAACAAGTACATGCAGGAGCATGACTACTCCATCGCGACACAGCCGGACGGTACCGTGGCATGGGCCATCTGGGAGAGAGTGATGCCAGTTGATTTCAAACGTTTCATCACATAATCCTACATAACGTTTATTTATCTATCATGATTTGCGGATGGTTGCTCGTGAGAGTGGCCATCCGTATTTTTATTTTGGCAATTGCCAAAGTATCTTTGCACTAAAAAAGATAATATGACCATCAAATCACTTCCATCGGGCAAGATGTTCCTGGAGAACATACCCGACATCATCATCATGACCGCCAGAACCAGGCTGGCTGTGACCATCGCCATCGGGGGTAAGACAATCTACGAGGAGTTCCTCTATCCTGCAGATGGGGAGGTCATCGTGTCTGACCTGGCAGACATCTTCAGACCTTATGCAAGGCAGCAGCTTGCAGTCTCTGCTACCATCACCATCATCGAACAGAGCGTTGATGGCGAAACAGAGACCAATATTGAAACCAGGCAGGCGACCCTGCAGGTATACTATGCATCAGTAGATATTGTGGGCGTTGATTGCTCCAGCTTCCTGGACAATCACTTCCTAACGTTACTGAGCTCAACCAAGAAGACGTCTGAGGGCAGACTGGAATACCTTCACTACATAGGCAAGGATGCGGCAACCGTGAAGGCTTACTATAAGCCGCACGATGCCGAGGGAGACGAGGAGACACGCACATTCAATGCTACTGCAGTAGCCGGCAACGATGTCTATACGACCATCGACGTCTCTCCTTCCAGATTCTCAGTCGAGAACCTTGACCTGCTCTACTACGAGGTAGAGGCCGGCAAGAGATTGCTGCGATTCGTCAATGACCCTTCCAAGCCAGATTGCGCTCCATGTCTGCTCTTCACCAACAGCTTCGGCTGCCAGGAACTCATCTATTGCGAGGGCAAGCACGAGGTGAATCCGGAATATACCAGGGATGCAGCCTATATCGGAGGCTTGAAAACCAACTACCGCATCACGGAACAGCGCAATTTCAATGCAGATACCGGCTACCTCAATACCGACATGGCCAACTGGGCAGATGACCTTTTCCGCTCCGATGAGGTCTACATCGTCAACTTCGTTGAAGGCAATCCGGTGGTGGGCAAGCGCATCACCATCAATTCGTCAACTTCCAAGAATGACAACCTGCATGATACCTTGCCTCGCTTCACCTTCAGCTACGTCTATGCACAGCGCCAGCATAATGTCCTGGACCTGCAGAGAGGTGGCAGAATATTCGACAATACATTCGACAATACGTTCAATTAATGCCAAAGACAGCATATCACATCAATGAGGTTCTGAAGCTCATGGACAAGGCTAGAGATGAGGGCTCTACCGTCAATCTCAAAGCCTGGACATCAGAGGGCGAAGTCATCGATTACAACGGATGGATGGTCAAGGGTGGTTCCTGGCGTGGTGGTTTCCACCGGCTTGTGAACCCAGTAAATGGGGAGGTTCGCACCCTGCCAGACATCTACATATTCAATTTTATGGGTAAAACAGTATTTCTATGAAAAGAAAATATCAGATGCAGCAGATTGGCGAGAGTGGTTCGGTCGCACGCTTTGCAGTAGTGGCTGAAGGCGTATCAGAGGCTAAGAATGCTACAAGCATCGAGCAGCAGTATGGCCAGGATACCAGTTTCCTTGGTTCCGGAGAGATTGGAGATGCTACATATTCTACTATCGTGATAGGTGGCAAGGACTATGAGTTCATCAACTATGGCGAAGACAACAACACTCCATACCTCCTGCAGCAGCTCCTGCGCAAGAACATGGTAGCGCAGAGAGCCATGGCGTTCAACGTCCAATGCTGCTATGGCCAGGGTCTCAGATTCATCGACCGTGAGAGCAAGAAGGACGTCCAGGACGAGGAGATCCGCAAGTTCTGCCTGGGCAACAGCATTCATGAGGTGTTCATGCAGCAGGCTACGGATATGAAGTTCTTCGGCTGGTCAGTTGAAGTCATCATCCTCTCTCGAGACCATGAGCGCATCGTCAATATCCGGCACAAGGACGTCTCCTATTGCCGATTGCAGAAGCCGGACAAGAAGGGCAGAATCGCCAACGTCTTCTTTGCTGATTTCAACCATTTCAACCAGCAGATGGAGGGTGAGGTCATCCCGCTCCTGGATATCTACAATCCTCTGGGCGACCTCATGGCGCGCATGGGCAAGGGTCCAGACCCATATACGGGTATCACAGGCAAGAAACCGCAAGATGGCAAGGACTGCAAGTTTGCCATCATCAGCAGAATGCCTACACCAGGCATGCAGTACTACCCGATACCATACTATGCCAGCATCTTCGATGATGCCTGGTATGATATCTACCGTCTCATCGGTATCGGCAAGCGATACATGATCAAGAACACCTCTGCTCCTCGCATTCAAATCGAAGTGCATCGCAACTACTGGGATGACCTCTGCAACAACGAGGGCATCATCGAGCCGGAGGAGCGCAAGGCTCGCATCCTGCGGGAGAAGGAGAACATCATCGATTTCGTGTGCGGACCTGAGAATGCGGGCAAGGCTCTCATCACCGGCTATTACTTTGATCCGAACGGCAAGGAGCAGCGCATGGTGCGCATCATCAATCTCTCTGAGGGCAACAAGAAGGAAGGTGGTGACTGGGCAGAGGATATGTCTGAAGCTTCCAACGCTCTCTGCTTCGCACTCGGCTGTCATCCTAACCTCATCGGAGCGACACCAGGCAAGAGCCAGATGAACAATTCCGGTTCAGACAAGCGGGAACTCTTCATCATGAAACAATCCCTGGAGAAGGCATCGCATGACATCATGGCCAAGCCTTGGCACGTCATCCTGCACTACAATCTCTGGGCTGAGAGAAATATCACGGTCGATGTTCCGATGATTGAGCTGACAACACTCGACAAGAACAAAGACCAGCAGACATCACTAGTTAACAATAATGGCAATGAAAATGGAGATAACTAAGGAAGACTTCGAGAATGCTATTCTCGTAGCTACCAGTTCGCAGTCAGAAGTGTTCGATTCAGTCGAACCGCATTTCGTGGAAGTGTATGAGCGCCTTCAGCAGCAGTTCCTGGGCTATGCCGGGGAGGCAGCGCTTGAGTCTAATGAGAGGCTGACATCAGCTGTTGTCAGGGCTGTATGCCTTGGCGCCTTCCTTGAAGTGGTCCGTCATCTTGACCTGGTACTCACGCCAACAGGCTTCGGAGTCGTCGCTAACAGCGAAGTCTCTCCGGCATCAGCTGCGAGAGTGGAGGCGCTGGTGGAGCAATGCAGGGTGGCATACTTCAAGGCAGAGGGCGACATGATTACCTGGTTGGCATCAGTAGAGGAGTGGGGGAGCAGCCTGCAGGCAAAATGCTCCCTGACACTTCTGGTATACAGCATTGGCCAATATAACTTCCAGACCAAGCAGGAGCTATCATCCAAGCAGTGGAAGGATAAACTTTCAGCACTCTACGAAGCTGATGGGGTGATGCGCAGGGTCATATCTGACGAGCAGATGGATGATCTGCTTGAGATGGAACGGGGAGCCAAGACCAAGGATGACGTATCTGCTAATCTGATATTCCAGGTTCGCAGATGCATGATCCTGCAGGCTGAGGGTCTGTTGACTGCCTTCTCTAACGAGCGTGGCAGACTGCTGAAATTTCTAGATGCCAACATCAGTAATTTTCAATTATATGCGGATTCATCGGCATATAAGGCTAATCATTTTAAGGAATTCAAAAATGGAAAAGAGAAACCTGCCTTCATTTTCAATTCGTGACGGCATACGAGTCTTCGACTTCTCAGCTCCCAGTTCGTGGAAGGAGCTGCAGGAGGATGAGCTACGCTATATCCTCAGCTTGCTGACTCTGTTCCAGGATCCGACGGTCGTGAAATGCTACATACTCGCAAGATTTTGCGGCATCAAGGTGCTGAAGCATACCAGAACAGGCTGGAAGTGCAGCGTTCTATGCCTGTCTAGAAAAGGAAAGAAAAAGCGAGAAGTGATGTATCTGAATGAGGCAGAAATCCTCTCACTCCTCAAAAACTTCGATTTCATCGAGGATTATACCTATTATCTGCCACTCGGCACGTGTGCCGGTCTCTATGCCGTGGAACGGCTCATCAGAGACGTCACCTTCTTCGATTATCTGCAGCTGGAGAAAAACTACCAGCTGTATCTTATCCACAAGGACGATAAGTTCCTGAAGAAGATGGGGTGGATTCTCTATCGAAACGAAGCAGGAAATGCCGATGAAACCGCCATTTTTCAGCCTTATGAACTTCTGAATGTCTTCATGTGGTTCTCGTCCGTCAAGGGATACCTGGCCGAGAACTTTCCTCACTTCTTCAAGCCGGCAAAGGAGGGTGGAGAGCTGAAGCAGGAAGACCTGATGCCTGCCATGCAGGCGCAGATACGGGCGCTCACAGATGGTGATATCACCAAGCAGCAGGCAGTCTATGACTCGCTCTGCTGGGATGCACTCTCCGAGCTTGATAACAAGGCGAGAGAGGCAGAGGAATTCAAGGCGAGATCAAGTAAATAGAACACTATGACAGATAAAACATTCGATTCCATCGCATATTTCACCAAGTTATGCGAGGAAAATAAGACATGCAGAGACAATAATTTTGTAGCTACGACCTGCTCCGGACCAGACACCGTGCAGGGAGTGCTGCAGAAGTTCCGTAAGGCTTCTAACTTCATCATGGTCTCAGATACGGTAGACAGCAATACGCACTCTGCAGGTGAGGGGTTCTTCGAACGCAACGTCTACACCGTCTGGATTCTCGCAGCTTACAAGCATGATGACATGGAAGACCGCGAGAAGAAGCTGAATCTCTGCAGATACATCTTCCGTCAGTTCATCAGCCGAATGCTTCGAGACAAGTATCGGGAGGCATTCGAGGGACAGCTGGAGTTCCTGGATCTCACGCAGATCTATTCGAGTGAATTGGGTAGATGGTCGATGAACGGAGTCACCGGACTCTACTTCATGATGAATTCTGACGAACCTATCGACGTGCAATATGATGACAGCTTATGGCAGACAAGTCAGCAGTAGATGAACTGCTCAAATACGAGCAGGGATGGACGAGCAACATGGGTGACTATTGGCGCGAACGCATGGAGCGTCTGCGTACAATAGACACCGGAGCACTCTATTCGAGCATCAAGGGGCATCTGGAGCAGGGCGCAACAACAACCATCGAGCATAAGTTCCTCATGTATGGTATCTATGTTGCAGCTGGAGTCGGTCCTGCACACGTCTGGGAGAAGTGGACTGATGCGCAGGGAGGCGAGAAGGTTCCCCGTGTCAACAACGGAGACCTGGAATTCCTCGATAGAGAATATAGAGCAGAGCGAAAGATGAACATACCGAAGAAGGTTGGTCCAGCATGGGGTGGTAGAGTGGCAGGTGGTCCACCTATTGGCAGACGTGACTGGTTCTCGCAGAAGTACTATGCTTCTGTCATGAAGCTCAATGAGCATGAAGCTGAGTTCTATGGCGAGAAATACAATGGCATCATGGCGTCTGCTCTTAATGAGATATTCAGAGGTATCGGAGCTGCCCGCAACTTCTGATAGCGTATTTTTATCGAATCCATCGATAGATTATCTTTGCAACAAAAAATAATATGGCAGAGAAATATGACAAGAATGATCTACAGACCCAATTCGAGGGTATCAGAGATGAGCGACGCCTGGCAGCCAATACGGCTTACCGCATAGGTAATGCTTTTCTCTCGCTGCTTCATTTCGCCTCAGACGAGATGAAGGCAACCATCGAGGAACTGCTGAAGAAGTCCGATGGTCAATACCTCTCTAAGGTGAATGATGATCAGGCTGCAGGACTCATCACCTTCCTGAAAGGTCTGAAGGTTGGAGAGAAATATAGCTTCGACAAGGATGGCAATATCATTGCCAACTTGATCAAGGCAGCTAAGAGCATCAGCGTAGGTGATAATTTCTCCTTCAATGCTGATAGCAGATTCAAGTTCGACGCTGCCGGCAATATCATCGCCAGCAGCGTGGCATCCGGTAGCGTGACAGCCGACAGCGTTAAATCCGGCAGCGTGACAGCCGACAAGCTTGCGTCTTCTAACTTCAACGAAGGTGAGCAGAAAGGGTTCACGGTTGCTGTCAAGGATGCAGAGACAGGGAAATACCGACTCTGCATCGACGAAATCATCGCCTGGTCGATTGCGACCATGGCATCATTGCATGTCAAGGGTGATTCCACATTTGACGGAAACCTGGCAAGCAAGGATTTTGTTTCCGGGTTTGTTGGAGGCAAAGGGTGGGCTATCCGGAATACGCCATCGCAGAATGTTACAGGGCAGCAGGAAAACAAATGGACTGGAGAATTCGACAATCTCATTGTCCGCGGTTCCCTCAAAATCTATGAGATGATTATCTCGCAACTCCTTGGCGAGAATGACAACCGCATCTTCACAGGCATGATGGAGGTTGATCACTACGACCCGGAGAGTGGCAAGATATACCTGGATACACAGAATGGTAAGTTGTACAATCCTTTCCGCAAGGATGACATCATCCTTGTACAACAATACAACGGAATGCCCAACAGCAGCAATGACTACTATGTGACCAAGAGCTACGAGCTGATTATCTCCGAAGCAGGCTGTGGTAGTACAGCAGACGGGGAGCATCGTCTTGACTGGGTGAAGTTCGAGAGCTTCAGCAGTAGCATGGAGAATGCTACTCCTGCCAGCTGCATCAAACCTAAGGACACATTGGTCAGAGTAGATAATCTCAGCGACCCTGACCGCAAAGGCATCATGCAGATTATCACCGTAGGTTCTGGAGCACCTTACCTTGATGTTCTGTACGGAATGAAGACAGATCCGAACAATGCATTGAAGGGCAGGCTGGGAAACCTGCAGGGCATCAATCATCCTACATTCGGTCAGCTGAGTGGCTTCGGTGAGTTCCTGCAGAACCTCTACGCTACCGGTGATATAATTCTCAGAAGGACTGGAGAGAGCATCGATACCAAGATTCAGATGCTTCAGAACCAGTTCGCAACCCGATACGCACAGACATCATACGATGTGACAGAGGAGAATAACTATCTGCATAACGGTCAGTTCCTCACCGTCACAGGAACTGATGAGGAACTTGTCATAGATGGATGGACAGTTGACGAGAATGAGGATACTGAGTTCTGGATTGATGCAAATGGCCTCCCTGTCATGGTAAATGGATCAGCCACCGTATCAGGCAATCACCGTGTCAGCATAGATAACGTAGAGGGTAGAAATGTCCTGCACATCGAGAATAGCGGTCTCAAGCAGTTGAACAGCATCGTTCGGAAGCCTGGTACCCACAAGGAATATGACCTTCCTTCCACAGAGGTGGAAGCTGACAAGCTAGCTAAAACTAGTGAGGCATACAGGGAAGTCCAGGATAAGCTCTATGTCACAGCCATTGTCTATGCCAAGACTGCAGGACAGCTGACAATAGGCTTCTCGCCTTGTACAGCAGTATCTGGCAAGGTCAACGAACTTGCATCACGTGCAATTGATGTAGCATACTCTGCTGAGTGGCAGACCATCAAGTTCGAAGGCAAATGGAATGGTACCGGAGACTTTATCCTGAGATATACAGGTGATATGCTCATCTCCATGGTTACCATCACCGATGAGCCACTGAGCAATCTCAGCAAGACCGTCAGTACTCAGATTTTGCAGACTGCAGCCAACATCAAGCTTCTTGGCAGCAATATAGATAATGTGAAAGGTACTGTCACGAAGCTAGGCATTGAACTGGATGCAGAGAAGAAGGAAATCCGTGCATACGTCGATGAGCAGGACAAAGCGCTTGATAAATCGTTTAGGGCTCAGATTAGTATAACTAAAGGTGATATACTAGCAGAAGTTAATGAGAAGGATAATGCGTTGAAAACAGAGCTGACCTCTAGCATAGATGTACAAGCTGGTCAAATCGCCTTACTCAACAAGTGGACGTCAGATACCGATACCAGGATTTCTGGCATTGAGACGGATATCACGAAAGTACGAGCGTACGTTGATGAGCAAGACGATGCGCTAGATAAATCGTTTAGGTCTGAAATCAGTATGACCAAGGACAAAATCATGGCGTCCGTCACAGAGAAAGACAAGGCATTGGAAACGGACTACACCTCACAGATCTCCATGACAAAGAATGAAATCTTGCAGGAGGTAACCAAAAAAAATAATGCTTTGAACGAGACTTTATCCTCGAAAATTGAGCACGAAGCAGGACGCATCAACATCCTCAATAGTTGGCAGACGAGCACAGAAAAAAGAATGTCAAGTATTGAAAGTAACATTGATTCCATTAAGCTGGAGGTTTCAGACGTCAAAGAAACAGCAGACAATACGAGTGCAGCCCTGGCGAAATTGACAATAACCGTTGATGGAATCAATACTGCTGTCGGGAAAGCAGCAACAAAGGATGAGCTATCGGCAGCACAAGAAACTCTCAGCAGCGAGATGACCAGCAACGATGAGGAAGTCAGAAAATACATCGACGGTATAGATTCAGACATTCGGAGCGACTATGGTACGACGGTCAGCTTAGTCAAGCAGAACTCTGATTCCTGGAGTGTAGCTGCAGGGGCATTTTATTCTGATGGTACGCTGCGCGAATGTGGTGGCTTGTCAGTCTCAACGTATTTCACGAATCTCTTCAATAAAAAGATTACCCTCGATTCGAGCGGAAACGTGAAGAACATCAGCAAGTCTGGCTTGCTGGTAACAGCGGACAAGACAGCATTGGAGACGAAGATTAGCAACGTGGACGGCAAGATTATCAGTTCGGCAACCATCGAGACGATGATATCAAACGGAATATCCAAAGCCAGCATCAGAGCAGACCAGATTTCACTGGAAGGTGTCGTTACTGCCAACAAGTATTTCAAGATCAATACCGATGGTTCCATGCAGGCGAGTGCAGGACAGATAGCAGGAATGAAGATTGAAGGCGAAGGATTGACGAATAAAGGATTCGACAACGACGCCTATATCATCCTGCGTAATGACAGCCATAAGGTGTTTGCAGGTATCGGAGGCAATGTCCTTCCTGCATCGACAGGCACAAGGGCGGTTGCGAGGTTCACGAACGAAGAGAGTTCAAAATTCTTCGGTGACGTAAACTATTCCGTAGTCTGCGGAGCTAAGGGAGCCGTCAACAACGTGGCACTCGACATGACGCTGGGAGGATATGTTGCAGGTCTGAGAATCAAGAACGCATATATGAGTTCGGGCGGTTCTACTTATGCGACAGCAAAGGGCATCGACAAGAATGTACATTCAGTAGTCCTGGCAGGTGCAGGATATTACGGACTGCCCAAAATGGAGAAATGGGATGATGGATACGTTATACTCGTTAAAAGGGCAACAGATTCTGGCGCAGTACATCTATGTGCTGGAGTTTCAGTTACTGTAGATCCAATTACTGCAAAAGACAGAACAGCTACATCATTCCTCTACTATGACAGAGGTTCTGAAACGACCGACCTGGAGATAAAAAGTTCGGGCGATGCCATGATGCTCGTATATCACAGAGACATGAGTTTTACCGTTACGGAGAACAAAAAGAAAATAGTATACTATGGCTGCTGGATTCAGTATAAGTGTCCAAGAGATTGGTAATTTCGAAGTTTAATTAAAATAAATAAATTATGAAAAGAAATTTCAACTTTCCTATCCTTAACTATAAAGGAGAGGAAATCAAAGATGAGAATGGTAATAATCAGTTGATGAGTGATATCGTCTCTCTGCGACTTTTTGCTGTCGGCAATTCTGATTCGCCTGCCAGCCCGGAGAAGAAGATGCAGGCATACAGAGTCATGAAGCGAATACAGGCAAAGCCTGAAGAGGTAGAGCTGAGCGCTGAAGACGCTGTGCTCATCAAGGAGATAGCCAAGGATACCATGGTCTCAGGCATCTACGGGCAACTCGTAGATGTGCTTGAAGGAGATTAGCCTATGAATATCGAGAGCAATCAGGAGTTCGAGGCGCTGTGCGCCAGACTCCTACCCAAGTTCAACGAATACCTGCGGCTGCATTCCAAGAATATTTTTTCTTGTGAGCTAGCTACGTCGCTCGACGGCATCAAGACGATGCCTGCTCTCTACGACCTTAATGGCGTCCGGAAACAGGTCATTGCTCCATTGTCTCTCTTGACCAAAAACGTTGATGCTGAGATTGCAGAATCCAAGAAGGCTACTGCTGCTGCTAATACTGCAGCAGGCAAGGCCAACGACGCAGCTGCAAGCGTGACGAAAGCAACGACTGATCTTACTGCTGAGCGCAAAAAAGTGGAAGATGCTGTCAACAGTTCGAAGACTCAGACAGCAGCTGCCCAAAAAGCTACTGCAGACACCCTGGCCAGCAAGACAGCAATCGAGAAGAATGAGTCTGCCCGACAAGCTGCAGAGCAGACTCGACAGACTCAGGAAACTGCCCGCAAGAGCGCAGAGACAACTCGCAACACGAACGAGGAGACCCGTAAGTCGCAGGAGACAGCCCGGCAAAAGCAGGAAACTTCGAGAGTGGAGGCTGAGAAGGCGAGAGCTGCTGCAGAACAGAGTCGGGCAAATGCTGAGAGCAGCAGAGTCAATGCTGAGAATAAGCGCAAGACGGATACCAGTACCGCCATTGCTGATGCTCAAGCTAAGGCAGCAGCTGCCCAAAAAGCTGCTGCAGACACCTTGGCAAGCAAGACTGCAATTGAGCAGAACGAGTCTGCCCGGCAAGCTGCAGAGCAGACTCGACAAAATCAGGAGACAACCAGACAGAGTCAGGAGAGTGCGAGAGTAGAAGCGGAGAAAAAGAGAGTCGCAGCGGAGAATGGCAGAGCTTCTGCAGAAGCCGGTAGAGTCAAAGCAGAGAGCAAGCGACAGACTGATACGCAATCTGCTATCGATGCTGCGAAGAATCAGACTTCGACCGCAAAAGAACTCTGCGAGCATCCAACCAAAGCTGGTGAAAATGGCAACTGGTGGATGTGGAACCTACAGACGCATCAATACGAAGATACAGGTATCATCGCGCGTGGTGGCGCCATGTACCCTTCTTTCCGTCAGCGCAGAAACAAGTTATTGATGATAGACTACGGCAGCCATGTGGCTGAACACGTGAGCAAGAAAAGAAACAAATTAGTTATCAAAGTATAATGGCTGATAATACGAATATAATTGTAGTTGGCAATGTTGCCTTCACGGACAAGGGTGCATGGGTGGCCAACTATTCCTTCGAATCGGAGGGAGAGACGATTACTGGCTACGATGCTAACGACATCGTACACACCAGCAAGGGTGTGTTCGCATCTCTTGTCGATGGTAATACTTCAGAGCCTTCAGACACTAGTACTAACTGGCGTCTCTGGCTAGACAAGACTCCTACTGCTAAGGCGCAGAGCGCTGCCGATGATGCTAACAAGGCTGCAAGCCTTGCTAATACGGCTGCAGCTACAGCAACAGCAGAGGCAGCAGAAGCCAAAAAACAAGCTACTGCTGCACAAGAGAAATCTCAGCAAGCTGAGGAAGCAGCTACAAGGGCAGATGCCAAAATTGCCCAGATGGATAGCCTTGCAGGGCAGATTGCTACAGGATTCATCGCACCATCTCGCATGAATCTCAGCTATCCGGCTGATATCAGCATACGAAACAAGGCGAAACTGGAGATTGCTGCAGATATCTTGCCAGCCTATTTGCCTCAGAGTGTCCTCTACCAGAGAGTTGAGGGTGATTCCGTCATGTCTGACCCCTCCGGCAATCTGACCGTCAAGGGAGAAGGCAAGACGAAGTTCTGGTTGATACCGACCGCCAACACCCCGTTGTGGCAGGAAGTTAATATAACAGTTAGACAACCGTTTATGCGACTCTCTGCATCAGGCAAGATTCGCAAAAATGGCAATAAGATAAGAATTGTTTAATCGATTAAAATAATTAATATGGCTTTTACAGAAAGTGAAGAAACTAAGTTGAAGGCTATCATCTCTGCTTTCGACAATGCTCAGCAGGTCGATGACCTGCCTCAGTCAGACATGTCTGCTACCGACAAGATTATCGAGGTCTTCGATAAGAAGTCGGGCAAGTCTGAGCAGATGACTATCAAGAATGCGGTGCAGCTCGGACAGCATCCATGGTGTGGCCGAGTATGGAACCTTGACAATGCGACACCGCAGGCTGCGACTTATATCGGGTCGCTGGAACTCCTGCAGCATTTGCACGAGGAACTCGGCCTTGGCTGCTATCTGGTCAAGAATGACCATACTCGTCGCAAGCTTGATTCCAAGGATCACTACAAGTATGCGACTGGCGAGAAGGCAAAACTCGATGGCTCAGAAGGTCACTATCAGTGGGGATGGGGCAAAGAGTGGTACATGGTGATTAAGACTGTAGGTAGACTACATTACGAGAAAATTAGCCCTTGGCCAATTCAGGGTGAGTTCAATTATAAGATACCTATTGGCAGTATCTCTGCTGCAGGCTTCGCAGCATTGGAGCGCAGTACAGGTAAACTCGTCAGCTACATCAATGATGGTGCTGGCTATCGAGGTGGCAACAATGATGCGACACTCGATAATACGAACCGCACCATGCTTGGCAAGCCGGTTACTCAGCAGACAACAGAGTTCTTCCGAGCTGCTGCGAGAAAAAATGGTACTGGTTGGCTCTGTACAACCATGAGACATACAGCTGCCATCGCAGTACTCTTCGGAGTAATCTTCGGTACACATTATGATCAGGCTGCAGTGAACTCTGCCAAAGATGCCAATGGTCTGTTCCAGGGAGGTCTTGGCGCTGGCGTCACAGCAATGCCAGACTGGGGTGGCTACAACGGTTATCGTCCTGTAGTTCCATTGTCTGCAGGTATCGAGCTAGGAGATTCATGCGGTGAATCTAAATATGAGGTCAAGAAGGATGATGGTACAGTAGTCTATACTGCCAAGATTCCTTGCTTCTTTGGATACAAGAATGGATTCGGCAGTCTCTGGCGAATGATGGATGATGAGCAGGTGCAATGCAATGCCGATACATCTGTCACTCACCTTGTCGCACCATCCATCTACGGTACCTGGACATTAGGCAAAGCGGATGGCATGATAGCCTACAGCAAGTCAATTACTAGGGGCGAAGGATATGTCAAGGAGATGTGCATGGATCACCTGGAGAACTTCCCGACATCTGTAGGAGCGACAGAATCGACATATTGGACTAGCTACTTCTGGAATACGAGTGGTGAGAAGTCGGGTTTTCGCTGTTGCCTCCGTGGTGCCGATGCCTACCGTGGTGGACGGTGTGGTCTTTCGACGCTCCACGTGGACGATGCTGTCTCAGTGTCCGGTGCGGACTGCGGTGCTGCCCTCTGCGAAGCAGCATCCGAGTGGTCAGTGGAGCCAACATATTACGCTGTTAGCTAAGGTGACCGGGTGCTCAAAAATCCCCAAAAAATATAGAAATCTGGGGTTCCTGAGCACCCGGCTCGCATCGCGAGCCCAACCTACCGCCCATAGGGCGGTCGATTTTTTTTTGAAATTTCGTTCTTTGACATTTTTTCATTCCGTTTTTTTTTCGTATCTTTGCAGCGGTTTAAAACTAGGTTGTGATTCCTTGTGCCGGTTTTCGCTGTTGCCTCCGTGGTGCCAATGCCAACAATGGTGGACAATGTGGTCTTTCGACGCTCAACGTGAACAATGCTGTCTCAGTGTCCAATGCGAACTACGGTGCTGCCCTCAACTTATAGAATTCCACAGTTTTTAGTGTGCTTATGTGGAGAAATCTGGAGTCAGACCTTGCCTCAAGGCAGAAAATACACATATTAAGATTAGCTGGTAGATGATGACAATAGGGTCATCCGGTCGAAGGTTAGGACATTTAAAAAAGCAGACAACAGATAATATACACCGCAATATACACCGACATTTACACCGACATATACACAGTATTAGTTACATTCTTAATTAATGCCAAGTGAAGAGATTAGGTAATATATCCGTTGATGTCGAGACTTTACAGAACTTTCGTGAAGCCTTTTATGAGTTCAGCAAGCATAAGAGGTCGAGATTAAGTGTCCAGGAGTTTGAGGAAGAACTAGAAAAAAAACTTCTAGCTCTACTAGACGCATATCAGCACCAGAAGTGGAAGACATCGGAATATGAGCCGAGAATTGTCACAGAACCTAAGGTTCGTGTTGTCAACAAACTCCCTGTCAAGGATCATGTCATACAGCATGCAGCTCTATATCCTGTAGAACCGAGACTGCGAGACAAAATTCCCTACAATTGTCCTGCAGGTACTAAAGGTAGAGGTACTCATTTCTTTTATCGAATCATAAAACGTGATATCTACAAGTCTCCACAACAGGAGACTGCATATTGCGTACCGATGGACATACATCATTATTTTATGTCCATGGAGCATAATCTGCTGAAGGCAGAATATAGGTTATACGTCAAGGACCGGAAGTTGTTGGCATTCATCGATGAGGTGGTTGACAGCTATGCTAATGGAGTTGTTCTAGGCGTCAAGCTGACGCAATTGCTTGGGCAGATATTCTTGATAAGATTTGACTATTTGGCTATGAGATGCTTCGACATCCTTAAAGATCCGGATAGATATCACTACTGGCAAGCTCGATACGTCAGTGATATGCTCCTAACTTGCAGAACTCAGCAGCAAGCGAGAATGTTAACTAGCGTTCAATCACTTAACGAGAGGTTTGACAGGTTCGTTCGTCAAGGTCTCAAGCATTATTATAGGTTCATGGACAACATCTTCATTCTGCATGAAGATAAGGTGTTCCTGCGTCTTATGGTTGAATTGACAGCCATGTTTCTTGCGAGAGACTGGAAACTTTCAATCAATAAGTCCTGGAATATACACCGCACTTGCGATGGCATAGATTACTGCGGACAAGTCATATATGCAGATCATACCCGTATCCGCAAGAGGACGAAGCAGGCATTATGCAGGCAAGTTGCGATACTCAGGAAAAAAGGCTATAATAATGAGCAGATTCGTCTGAAAGCTGCATCAAGACTTGGACTTGCGAAACACGCAGACACGAAAAACTTAATTAAAAAAATCGGAATGAAAACGTATAGAGACAATCTAGGCATACGAAGAGGGGAAATACCGTTCCCAGGTATGTCCAAGAAGCAGAAGAGGCATATTGGTGATGTCTTGTGTAAGGATGGTGTTGACTATGAAGCTCATCTAATCCTCATCGAGGACTATAAGATAGACAAGTCAACTGTCAGCTTCAAGACCCAGCAAGTCGAGAAGGTTGACGAGCATGGCAACAAATTCATCGTCCAGGAGAAGGTTGCGGACGACAGGTTAGCTCTAAAGTTCAGATTCATTGACCATGTGGAGAAAACAGGGGAAAATGATGAGAATGGTGAACCTATAGAAATCCCACACTGGCAGGAAGAAGTCTGGTGGCTTTATTCTGGAGCTGAAATCCTGATTACACAAGCACGTGAGGAGTGGCGCTTCTTTGAGAAGCCTTTCTATACGGTTGTCGGAGAACTGAAAAATAAGTTCGGCAAAACATTTTATAAATTTATTTAGAGATGAATAAGAAAATCTATCTTGTCAGAATGAACTACGTTAGATACGATGAGAATCATTATCTTTTGTATCTGAACGAGAAGAGAGTTGAAAACTATCAGCCAGACACATCAATGTGTGAGTCTGAGAGTGGTGGTGAGACAGTAACAGCATACAGCTATGAGGGTAGTGAGCCTGATGGCTCTATCAAGATTAAGGCAACATCGGCAGGTTACAAATATTTTGTTGATGGACTTGTCAGAACCAAGTACAGCCAGAGCGATGTAGAAGCTATTCTCTGCAACCATGGAGATGGTAATCCTGAACATGAAGCAGAATACCTGGCATTCCAGGAGTGGCGAGAGAAGGCGAAGGAGATTGCTCAGGAGGTTCTCAAGAGAGCCATCGCATAGTATATACGGCAGGTAAAGTCAGCTTTACCTGCCGTATTTTTATTTTCCCATGTCATATTGTAATTTTGCATAAAAAAAGAAAATGCAGAGAAATACCAAGGATTGGATACACTATCTCAGCGCTGCTCTAGTACTGATAGCTGCCATCGCTCTAGTGTATATCAGCTACTTTTTCTCACACGACGTGACTTCAAACGTCCTGTGGTACTTCGGTCAGAGTCTCATGTATGTAGCTACCGTTTTTGGTTTCGCTCTTACATTCGATACTCGAGTCAAGGACATAATTAATAAATACATAAATCATGGGGAGAAAGATTAAATTCATTTTCGTACATTGCACAGCAAGCCGGCAGACATGGACAGTCGATGCCTTGCTGAAGGAGTTTAGAGCCAAAGGCTGGCATTATCCTGGTTATCACTGGGTAGTTACAGCAGATGGAGAGCGTACACAGCTGATGACAGAAGATCTGCCATCCAATGGTGTTAAGGGTCACAATTTCGAGTCTGTCAATATCGCTTACATGGGTGGTATCTCACGCACAGGCAAGCCTATCGATAACCGAACAGACGAGCAGAAACAGGGGCTTCGAGAGTTACTGCAGGAGCTGAGACAGAGATATCCTGACGCCAAAATCATGGGACATCGCGACATCTCGCCAGACAAGAACCACAATGGAGTGGTCGATCCATGGGAGCGAATCAAGGAATGCCCTTGTTTCGATGCCATTCCGGAATACGCTGACATCTAATATTGAACGTATGAAGAAGAATGTGAAAATCATAATCGCCTGCATTATCAACTTTCTGATAATTGCAGCATTATGCTGGATTCTGGAGTACCGACAGAAGCGAGCGGATAAGGAACTTCGAGAGCAATTCAATCAGATTGCATTGCAATATGCTCCTGCAGAGCGCGATACAATCCGTGATTCGGTTAAGGTCATCACCCAGCAGGTGTTGATGATGCCGCCAAAGGAATATAAATTGACGGCTAGTGACCGTGCATTGCTACAGGACATCAATTTGAAGGTAAAACAGGTTGTAGCAGACCAGCGGACTTCCATTTTTACATCAGATTCTGTCAAGGCAGATCATGTCGAAAATATCTATCGCTACAAAGATGCCTGGATTGACTTCAAGCTCAATACAGCAGATTCTATCTTGACCTACAAGGCGAGAGACAGCTTGCAGACCATCATCGCTCGGCAATATAAACATAGATTCCTATTCTGGAAGTGGGGTACAAAGGGATACCAGGTTAAGGTCGTCAACTTCAATCCACATTCCACATTATTATATAATAACTATATCCAAGTCACCGAATAATGGCAAGACAAGAGGTATATACAACCGTCGTGAAGCTCAACTCAGAAGAGGCAAAGAACCGTCTGAAGGAGCTCGAGGATAAAGTCGCTCGTCTGAAGAAGGCAAAACAAGATGCCTTCTCGACGGGCGATTCCCGTTTAGGCGCATCCCTCGCCAAGGACCTGAAGGCTGCAGAGCGAGAGATGAAGCAATTCAAGTACTCAACCATGAGCGTCAAGGAGACGCTTGAGAACCTGTCCTCTGCTAGCCTCGGACAGCTGGAGAAGGCTGCGAGACACCTGAAGGGACAGATGAAGGCTGTATCAGACACTTCTGATTACGCCAAGTTGGAGGCGCAGCTTAATAAGGTCAAAGAGAAGATGCTGGCAATCAAGGGAGCCACACGCCAAGCTGATGAGGAAGCTAGGCGTATGACTGCGACAGTATCTAATCTCAAGCATGCATCACTCAATGACCTCAACTTCACTGCTTCCAAGCTTCGCAGCCAGATGGCTGACTTCGACCCATCATCGACGATGTACGCCTCACGAGCTGCACAGCTGAAGCTGGTAGAGGCAGAACTGGAGCGCATCCGTCTATCTGAGCAGAAGGTGGTCACACTCATGCAGCAATATGACAGGGAGATAGACCGAACTAACGTGGACATCAAGGAGACAAAGCGACAGATGCAGCTGGTAAATAATACTATGGCCAACCTCAAGACATCTTCCATTCGTGACCTCGAATACTCCATCAAGGCGCTCAACCAACAGATGCAGGGCATGGAGCGTGGTACCGAACAGTTCAAGCAGATGGAGCTGAAGGCGAAGCAGCTGAAGGCAGAACTGCAGGCAGTCAGAGCTGAGGGCGTCGCCCAGGAGTCCTGGATCAAGCGCTCGGCAGACTGGTTCAACCGCATGCAGGGTCTTGCACTCGGTGCAGTCGCTGCCATCTCCGGCATCACCTTCACCGTCAAAAAATGTGTGGAGGAGTATGCCAAGATGGACGATGAGATGACCAACGTCCGCAAATATACCGGTCAGGCTGCTGACGAGGTGGAGCGAATGAATGAGGACTTCAAGAAGATGGACACCCGAACTCCTCGACAGAAGCTCAACCAGCTGGCCGAAGATGCCGGCAGATTAGGCATCACATCGACAGCTGCAGTTGAGGAGTTCGTCGATGGTGCCGATAAAATCAATGTCGCACTCGGTGATGACCTCGGAGACAAGGCTGTATCACAGATAGGTAAGTTGGCGCAGATGTTCGGTGAAGACAAGACCAAGGGCTTGCGAGGCGCCATGCTGGCAACTGGTTCTGCAGTTAATGAATTAGCGCAGAATTCATCTGCTTCAGCTGGCTATCTCGTTGACTTTACAGCCAGAGTCGCAGGTGTAGGCAAGCAGGCAGGATTCACGCAAGCGCAGATTATGGGTCTCGCCTCAGTTCTAGATCAGAACATGCAGCAGGACGAGACTTCAGCGACTGCAGTACAGAACCTCCTGGCAAAGATGTTCCAGGACTCCGCAAAATTTGCAAAGATTGCAGGACTCAATGTCAAAGAATTCGCCAACACCTTGAAGAAGGATGCCAACACCGCCTTGCTCCAGTTCCTGGCAGCAATGCGTTCCAAGGGTGGTTTCGCAGAGCTTGCTCCAATGTTCGAGGAGATGAAGATGGATGGTTCGAGAGCGACAGGTGTTCTCACCGTCCTCGCAGACAAGCTTGATGATATCAAATCTGCTCAGAACCTGGCCAACGAGGCATACGCAGAGGGTACATCTGTAATCAACGAGTTCAAAACGCAGAACGAGAGTGTACAGGCGCAGCTTGACAAGGCTGGCAAAAAGTTCCTGGATCTCTCGATTTCACTCGGTGAGAAACTATATCCAGCTGCTCGCCTCTGTCTGTCAACGGCAAGCATTACGGTTCGCATCCTCTCAGAAGTCGTTGACTTCGTCATCAAGTATCGTACAACGATCCTTGCGCTAACCGCTGCCATCATCGCTCTGACAGTTGCAGAATCTGCACACGTCATCAAGTTGAAGGCGATTGCATTGTGGAATAATGTTGTGATAGCCGGCTCCAAGAAGCTGTGGGCAGTTCTGGTCGCTCACCCATATATGGCTGTAGCTGCTGCCGTCACGGCATTGATAGCTGTTCTGGTAGACCTCAACCAGCAATCTGATACTGCTGCTAAGATATCCAAAGAACTCAATGATATTCGAGAGGAGGCGCAGAAGGAGATAGTTGAGGAGAAAACCAAACTCGAGAACCTTCGCAAAGCTGCTATGGATGAGACAAGGTCGCTAAATGAAAGATATGCAGCAATCAGCGAACTGAACCGCATTGTACCGAATTATAATGCCACAATCGACAAGACAACCGGCAAGTACAGAGAAAATAAGCAGGCGCTCGATGAATATATCGCATCGCTCGCTCATCTCTATGAGGTCCAGGGAGCGAAGAAGCGAATCCAAAAGTTATCAGAAGATAAGGTCGACCTGGAACTGAAAAAGCAGAAAGTGCAGGAGCGGTATGATGATGCCAGGAAAGCTGGTTTTGGCTGGTCATACTCATCAATCACTGGCGCAACAGGCAATACTCGAATAGATGCCAGCAGTCATCTCAAATCTGAGCTTGAGGATATCAACGCTAAATTGGAAGAGAAAAATAAAATTTTATCCACAATCACCAAGGTCTATGGCAATGATATTCAGAGCCAGGAGGTACAGAAGGTCATCGATAACAACAAAAATAATGGTGGTGGAGGTTCCAGTGGAGAGACAGAAAAGGAGCGCAAGGCGCGCGAGAAAGCTGAGAAAAAGGCTGCTGCTGAAGCTCGCAAGCGTGAGGCTGAAGCAAAGCGCAAGCAGAAGCAGGCTGCTGATTCCATCAAGGCAGAGACAAACCAGCTTATGGCTGAGAATGCCAAGGCTTATGCGGAGGGTGCCAAGACATACCAGCAGTTCGTTGATGATCGTCAGTCAATACAGTTGAGAGGCTTCGAAAAGCTGAAGCAGCTCTATGGTGAGGAGAGCAATGAGTACAAGCAGCTGCTTGATAACCAGGTGAGCGCTACCAAACAGCATGATGATGCCATCCAGAAGATGAATGAGCAGACCATTGAACGTGAGCGCCTCCAGAAGGAGGCTAACATCAAAGCGCAATATTATGATGTCAACTCGAAAATCTATCAGAATGACACAGCTCTCAATGAAGCCCTCTATAAAAATGATGTTGAAGCCATGAAAAAGCGACTTGAACTCTACAAGGACAGAGAGGGCAGCGAGGAGTGGCTGGATCTGAAAGCTGAGATGGAACAGGCTGAGCTCGACCACCAGCTGCAGATGCAGGAGTCATACCAGAACCAGCTGCGTGAACTCCGTCAGCAGTTTGGCAAGCAAGACCTGCAGGCACAGGAGACCATGTACCTCAACGGTCTTGACAATCTCTACAAGCAGGGTCTCATCAAGGAGGAGGAATATCAGCAGATGAAACTGGAGATAACTAGGCAGTTCGCTGCTCAGAGAGCGCAGATAGATGCTGATGACCATGGTGCAGGTAGCGCTCAGCTGAAGATTAATGATAAGTCATCAGAGATGGTCAACAGCGCCAGGGCTGCTGCAGGCGAGTCCCAGTCGACCGGAAATGCCAATTTGGGTGGATACTTCTCTTCACAGATTCAGAACTACCAGAACACCATGGAGAAACTGAAGGAGTTGTATGGCAGCGATAAGCAGAACCATGCTGCATACATGCAGGCGAAAGCGCAGGTAACCTCAGATTACCTCAATGACATGGTTGAAAAGACAGCTGTTGTTTACAATGGAATCAACGGAATTCTATCTGCGTCATCGGCATATGCACAAGCATGCTCAGACCTCGAACAGGCGAAGATCTCCAAGAACTACGAGAAGCAGATTGCAGCTGCTGGCAACAACTCGAAGAAGAAAAAGAAGTTGGAGGAGAAGCGAGACAAGGAACTGGCTGCTGCAAAATCGAAGGCTAATAAAAAAGCCATGAAGATTGAGATTGCGCAGGCAATAGCATCTACAGCAATGTCTGCTATCAATGCCTATTCATCTGCTGCAGCTATACCAACAATAGGTTGGACATTAGCTCCAATAGCAGCAGGTATGGCTACGGCAGCAGGTATGATACAGCTTGCTGCTATTAAAAAACAGCATCAAGCAGAGGCAGCCGGATACTACGAGGGTGGTTACACTGGAGGCAATCGCTATCGCAAGGAGGCTGGAGTTGTGCATGAGGGTGAGTTCGTCGCGAATCATCGGGCGGTCAACAACTCATCCATCAGACCTGCATTTGACCTCATCGACAGAGCGCAGCGCGCCAACACCGTAGGCTCACTGACCGCTGATGATATCAGCAGAGCACTCGGAGCAGGATCCAGCGCTGCTGTCGTTGCTCCAATCGTCAACGTCAGCAATGACAATGAAGAGGTACGACAATCTCTCGATGGTGTTAATTCTGCAGTCAGCAGACTCAACAAAACAATAGAAAATGGTATTAAGGCAGATGTATCTATTGCTGGTAGAGATGGAATAGATAGACGCCTGAAGGAGTATCACAGAATGCTAGATAATAAGTAGCTTATGATTACATGCATTATCAATGGCCATAAGGCCTATCCTATATCCACATCATCCATCAAGGTGACATACGCTAATCAGTATGTCACCGATGATGGTGAGTACACCTACGATATCACATTTCCGATGAATATCCTGGCCAACCGGGAAATCTTTTCAAATGTTTCTAGACTGGAAGTCAAGAAAAACATCGCCAAGTTCGATGACTGCAAACTGTATGTTGATAGCAAGATCATCATGAGCGGTGTGGGTACCATCCTCTCTGTTAACCAACAAGAGGTCAAGCTACAGATTGTAGGAGGCAAGTCACGAATCAAGTTCAATGAGAAAATGACCAAGCACTACATCGATGAGATAAACCTGGGCATCGCTGACAAGCCTGGTTATACAGTTGATAAGGGCTGGTCTCAGGGATGGAAAGGTCTTCAGAAGATTAAGGACATCTATAGATTGGATGATGATAAATCGAAGTTCCTGGGAGTAGAGGGTAAATGGTGTTTTGTTCCTGTACGGGACGAAACAAATGATATGATTGCCAATTTTGTCGGAGTAGATAAAACGAAAGTATTTATTGGCTACAATGCACCATTTATCGTAAACCCAGCAGTTCAGCCCAACCTGATGTATATCTTCCGTAAGGTAGTAGAATACGAGGGATATACTCTCAAGCGCAACGACTTCGACTGCAAGCCGTGGAACCTCCTGTATATCGCATCGGCCTACAAGACTCGTGAGCTGCGAAGGGCACTTCCTCATTGGTCGAGCTATACTTTTATAGAGGAATTGCGAAAGCTTTTCAATGCCACCATTGTTTTTGATGATATCCAAAAAACTTGTTCTGTTATCAAGAAATCAGAGCTGATAACCGCAGATTCCGTAGCGATTGAGCCTCTGGACGAATACACGACGGACTACGACGAAGACGGATCCTTCTCCACGTCATCGACAGCAAATCTGGAGTATAATCTGGGTGATTCTGCAAACAGAGATAACTATGAAGTTATCTCAAAAAAAGTCTTCGAGAATTTTGAAATAGTCCATAGTACAGCTACTTGGGACCCGCAAAATCAGTTCCAAGGGACAACACAGTCATGGTCTGAAAAACAAAAAAGACAGACCATCATTGAGTGTAATGGTAGTTACTACATATATGTAGAGAATGAGGACGGTTCGAAAACATGGCAGCTGGCAGGCGTTTGGTCACCATTAATCAGGGAC